AGCCGCGAGCAGATTCTGCAGTGGTTTGATATGCTTGGTATCGCCGATAAGGTGGATGCCAAGGTAGGGAAGATGTCGTTCGGTCAGCAGCAGCGTGTAGCGATGATGCGTGCCCTCTGCCAGCCTTTCGATTTCATTCTTGCAGATGAGCCGATCAGTCACCTCGACGACAACAACTCCCGCATCATGGGCGAAATCATGATGAAGGAGGCGAAGGAGCAGGGGGCTGGCGTCATCGTGACCAGTATCGGTAAGCACATGGACTTAAACTATGAACATATATTTAGATTATGAATCTCGTTTGGAAATTAGAAATCATATTTTCGTAATTATCTGATATTTGAGGAGTTAGCGTAAATGGCTGATTTCTAGATAGTCAGAAGTATAGTGTTTTAGAAACGTTTGACACGTTAAACGTGACAAATGAGAGCGTTTGTTTTGAAATAGCTTTGAAAATAAAATTACTATGGCTACATTTAAAATTGTTGTTCAGCATCAGAGGTCAGATGGTTTTTACCAAGTGTACATTCGAATGACTCATAATCGTAGGTCGCTTTATATTAAGACGAACAAGATGGTGGGACAGAAAGGCATCGTGAAGGGTTCTCATGATGTGAAGGATTCTTTTGTGCTAAATCCACTGAACCAAATTATTGAAGAATGGATGTTCAAGCTTAATAAGCTAGACATCCGTTCTTGGAGTGCTGAACAGGTTAGGGACTATCTAGAACAGAACGATGCAGATGTGTGTTTCTCAGACTTTGCAAGAGAATATATTGATGAGTTGTCTGAAACATTGAAACCTCAGTCTCTTGTAAATTATCGCAATACCCTGAATAGTATAGAAAGATATTGTGGTTCTGAGAAGGTAATGTTTAGTGAATTGAACACCAAACTTGTGCAAGGATGGATAGATAGTATGAAGGATTCCAAGGCAAAGAAATCTTACTATCCTCAGTTCCTAAAAAAGATGTTCAAGGCAGGTGTGGCTAAATATAATGATTATGATAACGACATCGTAAGGATAAAAGTGAATCCTTGGACTAAAGTAGAGTATCATAAGCATGCTATTCCCAAAAAGCGTGCTATCTTGATGGAGGATTGCAGAAGGATTTTTTCTGTGATTCCTTCTTCTAAGACGGAATGTTTGGCTGTGGATGTGTGCAAGATGGTATTGTGTCTTGCCGGAATCAATGTGGCTGACCTGTATGAAATGAAGAAGGTTGACTATTACGATGGTATTTTGCATTACAAGCGACAGAAGACACGAACGGTTAGAGCTGATGAAGCTTATATAGAAATGAAAGTACCAGATATGCTCATACCTACCATGATGAAGTATTTCTCAGATAAAGAAGACCCTTATCTGTTTAATTTTCACAAAAGCTATGGTTGCAGCAGGTCGATGGATGGTAATTTGTGCCTATTCCTAAAGAAATTCTGTGTGAATACATTGAATGATAGTGAATTGAAGATAACACCTTATACTTTTCGCCATACTTGGGCTACCATAGCTCAAAATGATATTGGTGCCAATTATGAAGAGATAGGTTTTGCGATGAATCACATCAGTACTCATAAGATTACCATGGGATATGTGAAGCCTGATTTCTCCAGAGCCTGGGAACTGAATGAGAAGGTGGTGGAGAAGATTTTCTTTACCAATGACCCAAGCAGACGAATACAGGAGTATCATGCGCCTGTTTTTGAAAAGGTGGAGGAAACCTTTGAACTCAGTGCCGATGCCTTCTTCATGGGCGAGGTGGTGGCTCATGTGGAAGGCATGGGCTACCTGAACACGGATGATATTATCCAGCAACTGATGGATAATATCAATGATACAGTGCCTAAGAACTGTACTATACAGATTAAGGTGAAGAATATCACCAAAGACCAGACGAAGTATTTTGAGCGCATGAGGGATAAAAAGTAGCTAATATATCTTAAAATTGTGCCAATAAAACTTAATATTTGACAGATTCAGTCAATTTCATACCATAGGGTAGTCTTCTCTAAAGTAGCAGAAATTTTAGAGAGGGCTACCCATTTTTCGTATTTAGCCATTATTAACAATCTTAAGATTCTTGATGTTGATGGTGGTCTCCTGTTTCTCAAATTTCTCTTCCAGCTCCATGAAGGACTCTTCCACTGACAGGCTTCGATGCTCATCATTGTTGAATGATATGGATTGAAGCTTTGGAGCAACGTATGGGAGGAACTTTGCTACTATAGCCAAGCGTCCGGCAGGTTCTTCTATCTGCATGAGGTCATTGGCGAGAGAGTAGCCTTTTTCATTGATGCCGTTAAAATAGCCAGTGATGGCATCGCTGAGGCTTTCACGTACCGTTTTCGTTATCTTGTTTGCAGTGCCAGCCTTGCGTCCACCTGTCTTCTTTCGCTTTGGTTTCGGCTCATTGCTATTATCTTTTTTTGTTGCCATATTTTATAGAATTTTATTGTTTACTGATACTTTTCGTGTGCAAATATAGTGAAAAATAACGAAACTTGTTGTTCAAGTTGCGCAACTTATCACAGATAGGCGAGAAAAACGCATTACTTTAGCACTGTTTAAACATTAAATTCGAATTTTATGGGACTTATAGGAAGTATTGCTGGTGGCGTTACCTCAGCTGTAGGTGGTGCTCTAGCAGCCAAAAAACAAAATGCTGCATACAACGAATACATCAAGACCTTTGAGAATCGTATGCAGCAGGTGAAGGACCACCGTGATAATCTTTATTATCAGGACCCGACACAGACAGCCGAGAACCAGGTGGCAGTGACCAACGCCCAGAAGGTGCTGGATAATGCCACGCAGAAAGCCAAGAATACCATCATCGTGAGTGGTGGTAGTGATGAATCTGTGGCACTGAGCAAACAAGCAGCCAATGAGCAAGTGGGCAACATGATGCAACAAGCTGCTGTGCAAAGTGCCCAACAGAAAGAGAATGTATGGAAAACCGCAGATTCTCAGATAGACCAAATGACCAACTACATTGCTACCGCCAAGAAAGAAAAGGGTTTGGCTCAGGCGCAAGCCATTCAAGGTGCAGCTAGTGGTTTGGCTAGTGCTGCAAGTAGTTTGCCGTGGTAAGGAAAGGAGGTAGATATGGGATTTATGAGTGACGATTTAACTCCAAAGCGTCCAGCTACGGCTGTGACACCTATAACCGATTTTCCATCCAATGATGATGGGCAGTCAGCACCATCTGAGCCAGCAACTTCTTCTTCTGTGCAGACACCGACACAGCCAAGTGGGGATAGTGCATCAGCACAAGCTACTTCTACAACTGCAACAGCTCCAATAGATACAAATGGATTGGTGGTTGGTAATCAGCCATCCTTCACTCAGCAACCAACCGAGGAAGTAACTGAGGTAACTCCAAACCAAGGTATTTCGATTGATTGGAGCAAACCTTATGCCGATATTGAGCAGAATCCTCTCTTGCTGCAGATGAAGCCTTATGACATCATGAGGGACTTCGAGAAGAATGGTAATGGCGATTGGGCTTCTTTTATGCCATGGCTTCAATCTCTTGGTGATGTGGATAAGACTGTAGCAGCCAATGCTGCTTTGCAGAAGAAAGCCGAGAGGCAAGCCAAATGGGAACAGTTAGGCAACCTCTTCCAACATATCGGCAACTTCTTCGGCACAGCTATCGGTGCACCTGAGCAGAAAGTGGAATCAGCCCAGGCTTTGACGGAACGCCAACGTAAGCTGAGGGAAGGCACTGATGCCCTTCGACAAAAGGGATATGACCAGATGATTGCGAACATCTGGAAGGATAGAGCCAACAAGCAAGCACAGATGCAAGCAGAGGCAGCAGCCAAGGCTAATGATGCCCTTGCTGCTTATCGTGGTTCGCAGAAGGCACAGGAGGATGCTTTGACACCTGAAAAGGTGAAGACCGAACAGGCTAGGCAAGCAGCTTCTAATGCAGCAGCTGGTCTTTCTACAGCCAAGACCAAGACGGAAGACGAACTGAGAGGAAAGAAGAGTAACTTGCTTACCGCCCAAGCAAACAACGCCAATGCAGGAGCAGCCGACCATAACGCAGGTGTGACTGTGAAGAAAGCACAAGTAAGAAAGATTAACGCTGAGGCCGAGAAGGCAAACCGAGGCAACCAAGCCGATAAGGAAGCGGACGATTTCAATACCAACTATGTGAACGACCCTGTTTTCAAGAAGCATGTGAATGAATGGGCTACACACAATGGTATGAATATCGGTGGCAATACTGATGGAAGAGGTGGAACTTGGGCTAACAAGTACAATCGCCAACAGGCATCCGCTTATGCTAGGGCTAAGATGGCTAAGGAAGGCAAGAAGCGAACCGTTCGCCCTTATGGTGGAAAACCAGCCAAGGGTAAATCGAGCACAAAGGTAGATTATTCTAAGTATCAAAGAAAATAACATAATATATGGCAGACAAAGACAACAAATCTAAGTTGACTTATCACGTATGGGATAAGGACAACAACGAGTATGACATCCCAGACGAGGTTGTCCAGCAGCGAGGCATGGATAACTTCGCCAAGGACTTCGAGGGTGGCTATATCACCATGTTTGACGATAAGAAGCAGAAGGTGGATGTGCCTATCGAGGATGTGGGAGAATATCGTAAGCAAGGTTACATTTGGTATGATACCAGTGGAAACGCTACCCCTATCAACGAGGTAGGCAAGAAGCCTTCTCCTTCTTCATCTTCTCAGGGAACAGAACAGTCTCAATATCCTCAGGAGGTACTTGATGCTTTCAACTCTCCTGACAACAAGCCGGGCAACTTCAAGGACTTGGCACAGCTGAATGATGAGTATCAGCGAGGCGAGCTAAAGAAGCCTAGCTTGATTTCGCAAGTACTCGGCATGATGCCGAAGGTGGATGCAGGTAATATCGGTAGGGAGCAGAAAATGGGTGGCATGATTACCAATATGCTTCTTGGTGATAATATGCAGCAAGCACAGCCGATGCAGCAGCCACAAGACAATAATCAGCAGGTGCAGCAGACCGCACAGGGGAATGCTAGCCAAGAACAGAAGCAGGAGCCAGCTCCTTCTATCCCTAGCGTAGTGAACGACAATACTTTGATGGATGCCAAGTTTGCTAACTATCTTGAAGATTGGAAGAAGCGACCAGATAAGGAAGGCAACTATTTTGAGAACTTCGTGGCTGACCTTGAAGCTGACGGTATGAATCCAGATGAGGCTCTTGAAGCTACTCGTAGTGCGCAGAACAGATATGCTAATCGTTCGGCCATTGAAGTAACCAATAAGGTTGTTTCTGCTTTGGCTGATGATACTGTACAGGATGCCGAAAAGAATATTGAGGCTCAATGGTATAGCCATGATGTGCAAGATAAGTTGAAGCAGGAGGCTTCGGCTATGGGTATAAGCTATGATGATTATGTGGCTCACTACTTGAAGCCAGCCATGGTTGAGAGCCTTGTGCAGAAGTATGGGCAGAACTATCGAAACATCGCTGAAGGCATCGCTACTCGCCTCTATTCTCACGATGAGCATGTACAGGACAGACTGATGAACCAAGACATCAATGATGCGCTTTCAGATGTTATTAGCAAGTATGTGAACCCTTCTGTGGTGGATGAGTATAACAAGGCGCAGGAGGCAGGAAGTAAGGCTTTTAATGAAGGTATGGAAGGAAGTCAGAACATTCCAGCCAGTCTTCGCCTTGGTACTGCCATCGCTTCTCAGTATGAGGCTAATCAAGCCAAAGACCCTCAGAAAACTCTCAGTGCATTGCAGAAGAAGTTTAATGGTCTTTACAAGAATCCTCAGTTCCTGAACGATATGAGCAACGCAGCCTTCAAGGTGATGCAGCGATATGGCATGAATGGAACTCTGAGCGGAAATCCTAAGCAGTTTAAGCCGATGATTGATGAAGTGTTGAAGGCTCAGCTCAATCAGTTGGAGGTGAAGAATATGATACCAAAGGGTAGTGCAGAGTATATAATGAATACAGGCTTGGGCAATACCATAGTGGGCAAGATAACACGAAAGTTGGTGCAGACCGACTATCAGAACTGGTTGGAGGATATTGCCAATCAACAGTATCAGCCGGGTTTCTGGGAGCGTGTAGGCAGTGGGGCGTTGACCTTTGCAGGGGATGCTTGGAGTTATTGGCTTCCTGGTGCCGCAGGTGGCAAGGTAACCAAGAGTATGCTTGCCAAGGCTGAGGGCAGACTGGCTAGCGACTTGATGGCTAAGGGCATGGAAGCCAAGATGGCAGAGCGTGCAGCCAGGGTTCTCATTGGTAAGAGTAAGGGAATGGCGTTGAAGAGTGGAGCCGTGCATAATGCAGTTACCTTTGGCGGTCAGTCTGCAATCTCGAAGCCTATTGATGAAACTTATCGTACAGGTCAGTTTGATGAGAATGGCAAGATTTACAATCCTTCTGGGTGGAAGATTGCGCTTGATACTTTATTAGAGGGAACACAACAGAGTGCCTTAGGTGTTATCATGCAGGGTAATACTATTGCCAATATGATAGGCAAGGGCAGAGGCTTAGCTACCAATATTCTGGCTGATATTGGTGGCAAGGTTGTGGATTCCGGTATCATGACTGGTCATCAGATGCTGGAGCGTATGGCGCACGACCCTAATTTCAAACCTACAGGTAAGGACTTTGCCGAGAGTGCTTTGGAGAGTATGGCTAATCTTGTTTCCATCGGGTTTCCTGGTATGGTGGGCAAGTATGCCCGATTCAAGGATGCCAAGGAGTTTAACCGCAAGTTTGACTTCAACGACCAAGATATTGCCGAGTTGAAGAGATTCGGCTATGATGATTTGCGTGATGCCTTCGAGAAGTTGGGCATCAATGGTTATCGTGCAGATGGTGAAGGTGTGCAGATGATGGGGCAACTCACTGATAAGTACATGAACCTGATGAACGATAAGAGCGTGCCAGAGGTATTGAAGGCAAAGATGATGGCTGTGGTGGAAGGAAAACGCCCTTCTTCCTTCTCGCCAGTTATCGACTCTATCATCGTGCAGCCAATGGATAATGATGGCAAAGTATATCTCGAAACCTTGAATAAGGATGGTGGCATCATCGACCGCAAAGAGTATTCTTCGCTTAAAGAGGCTCAGAAGGCAGAGAAGAAGCTAGACTTTGAGAAGTCGCTGAATATCACTTCTGAGTATGAAAAGGCTTACCATACCGATGCCTTGCAGGACAGACTGAACACTGTATATGAGCAAGCTAGGGATAGGTATGCCGCAGGTGAGCAACTGAATGACGAGGATAAGGCTGTAATCTATCTTCATCAGAATGCCAGTGCCATCGGTGACATCATGCAGAAACAGCAGAAGGGCATGGAACTGACCGAGCAGGAGCAGCAGATGGTGAACAGTTATCGCCACTTCTATGATAGTGCTTTCGAGAATAGCCCTATCATGAAGGAGTATGTGCGCACCTTCGAGGATTCGCAAGGTTTGGAGCATGGTACGCTTCGCAAGGCTTTAGAGGGTGATGGAAAGTCTCGCACAGCCGAACAACAGAAACTTGTGGAGGAATACCAGAAGCAGCTCTATAACGACATCGTGCTGAAACGAGAAATGAACGATGCAAAGGAGCAGATGAATCAAAACTTGATTGAGGGACAGCGTGAACTGCCTGGTGCCACACAAGAAGGTGGTGCTTCGGCTGAGAATGCTGAGGCTACAGCTGAAAAGCCTGTAGATGCTTCTGTTTCTTCTGATGTTCCACCAACAGAACCGCCAACGCCTCCTGTTGGGGGTGAAACGCCTACAAATGTGGAGGGTACACCTTCGGTGGAGAACGGTTCAAGTCCTTCTGATGCCACTACTGCATCCAATGAAAGCAAATCTGATGCCTATGTGATGGGACAGAATGCTTACCAGAATGGGGATGCTGGGGGCTTGAAAGCGATTGACCATAACGATGATGTGTCGAAGGCAAGATTGAAGCGTGCTTTTGCCGATAATGAGGCTATGATGGATGTGGTGGTGAAGGCATACGAGGAAGGAAAGGACATGGAGCAGTTTGTGGCTCAGCGTGCCAACTCAATGACTCCAGCACAACAGGATGCCGTGCGTAAGTATGTGGAGGCTCAGGATGCCAAGAAGGGCGTTTATGATGCTCTGCAACATGCTGATGATGGCTATGGGGAGGCTTTGAAGCAGCAGCTTTGGCCTTATCAGACGGAAGACGGAAACATCGTACCAGCTATCCTTACTACAGGTCAGCAGGTGTTCTTGAAGAAAGCCAATGAGTATGGTGGTGGCTTTGTGGTAGTGCCTGATGAGCAGGGACAGCCTACGATTAAGCAGGTATCTAGTGCCGACATCAAGGAAGTGGGCACTCCTATTCCTCTTGATGATTACATCAATCAGAAGGTGACGGAGCAGAAGAATGCTAGACAGCAGCAGTTCTTTGCCCAGTATGATGGCAGTGGGTTGAAGCCTAGCGACATTGTGGAGGTAGCCATGGAAGCAGGTGACGAACCAATGCAAATGACCTTTGCCGGATATAGCGAGGATGGCAAGATTGTGCTTTCTGATGGAAAGGACAATATCGCACTGACCAAGGACGAGTTTAATACTTGGCGACAGAACGCCCTCGATGCCTCTATTGGTGCAGAGCTGGATGCCGAGGACGCACAGCGTGCCAACGATGATGCAGCCAAGGCTGAGGCAGATAAGAAGCAACGATATAATGAAGGTATCGTAGGTTTGGGCATGGGACAGCCTGATTATTCCTCTAAGGACACAGAGCCAAAGGTGGCAGCAGAGTATCTACAGGAGCAATTTGGCAATGACCATGGTAAACTGATGAATCTTATCAGTGGTAGCCGTTCTGACATCAAGGAACAGTTGGATAACAAGAGAAAGGCTGCATCTGAATATGAGGACTGGCTATCTCTCAATGCCGACTTGGACCCAGAGAAGGCTCAGAAGGTGGAGAACGACTTGTCACTTGTTAATGAGCAGATTGCCGACCTTGAAACTCGTTATAAGAACTGGAATGCTATCCGCAAGGAGGTTATGACTCCAGAGGAGGCTAGAACCTTGAAAAATGAGCGCAAGCGCATCTATCATATTCAGAACGATGAGGTGCAGCCACAGATAGATGGTATCAATGAAGCCCTGGAGCAATATATGAATGGTGATATTGATTATTCGGCTGACCAGTTGAAAGAATTGAACACTACCAAGGCGCAGTTGGAGGCTAGACAGGCTAATCTCTCTGCATCGGCAAAGGATTTGAAGGCACAGGATAAGTTGCTCAATACTCTATATAGTGCAGAGAATAAGGAGGAGAGAGCCAAGGCGATGGAAGAATTGACTCCTTCTGAGCAGCGCAAGGTTCTTGTGGCTGATGCGTTGAAGAAGAATGACCTTGGGTCAATCAAAGAGATATACAAGGATGCTTCTGTTGATGTTATGGACTTAACGCCTCAGACTTTGGAAGAGGCTGTATCTGAATCTTTGAGTCCACATAGCTTGAATCCGGAATCTCTTCAATATGAGTTGGGCAAGAGTAATTTCAAGTTTGGTATTGGCAAGCGGTATGATTCTAATAAGTTCAATTATCTTATTGCCAAGAAAGGAACCGGTATGTCGGTTAATGAATTTGCCGTGAGAGTATTCAATGACCTTCCTATCAACTTGAAAGAATTGGGTTATTCTGACCAAGATGTGAGAAACACCTTGCTCGATATGTTCAAGTCCTACGACAACGTGAAGTATATGCGTAATGTGGCACTTATGAACCGAATTGCAGCAGCAGAGGAGGAACTTTCGGCAGAGGAAGAATGGTATGAAGCCCAGAAAGAGCGTGAAATCATCGAAAGACAGGCAGAAATCGAAGAATATAATTCGTATATTCAAGATAAAGCATTATCTTTGCCAACTGAAAGCGAACTTAACGCCATTGAAGGCATGGAATACGACCGTATGATGGAGGCTGAGGAACGTGAGCGTGAGTATAAAGAATATGTTAAATCAATTTTACCAGAAATAGCAGATTATGATGACAGAAGCAATGAAGAAGGATATGGAGGAGGCGGTGGCCTGGGTAGCGACTCTTCACGGAGAGGAGTTGATGAAGGAAATCGCCAAGGCGAAGAAATTAGTGGCAGAGAAGCATCTTCTCAGTCCGAGACTGGAGAGAGCACTGATAGCGGACGCACAGGGCGACAAGAGACTAGCAGCTTGGAACGTGGCGAAGGCTCAGTTGTTCGAGGCGCACATCTACCGCAAGAAGCATCCTTCGGAGAACGTTTAAAGAATGCCATTGCCGAGACTGAGCCTAACCCTTCTGAGGCTCAGAAGAAGGCAGGTAACTATAAGAAGGGACATTTGTCCTTCGGTGGCTATGACTTTACTGTAGAGACACCGAAGGGCACGACACGTAGCGGTAAGGACGAGCAGGGCAAGCCTTGGAGCGTGACCATGCACGACACCTATGGCTACATCTTGGGCAAGATTGGCGTGGATGGTGACCATATCGACATGTTCATCAATGATGGTGCCGACCTTGATACTTTTGATGGTAACGTTTATGTTGTTGACCAGGTGACCCCAGAGACTGGTGAGTTTGACGAGCATAAGGTGATGTATGGCTATCCTTCTGAGGAGGCTGCTACAGAGGCTTATCTTGCCAACTACTCCAAGGGCTGGAAGGGACTTGGTAAGGTTACTGCTGTGTCAAAGGCAACCTTCGATAAGTGGCTGGAGTCTTCCGACCGCAAGACTAAGCCATTTGCGGAGTATGCTATGGTGCAGAAGGAACAGACGAAATTTGACCGCGATGTGAAGGAGGTGAAGCCATCTGAAATGACGGAGGCGCAGAAGGTGGCTTATGATGTGGTTTCTACCATGCTTAAGAAGGCTGGTATTCCGGTGAAGGTGGTTAGTAACGAGGATATGGAGAAGGTGGCTGAGGCGCAGGATAATCTGAATCTTTCCATGCTGCTGAATCAGCCTGAAATGAGATTTAAGATTAAGACTCCTGAAGAGAAGCAGGCTGCCGAGAATGCTTATAACTTTGCCAAGGAGTTGCGCCCGGATAAGTGGAAGCAGTATGCCGTGGTGGATATGAGCAATCCGAATAAGATGCCGGAGTACTTTGAGAAGCAGGAACTGGCACGCCAGGAGCGTTCTTACTATAATAAACTGATGTGGGGTAACTACAAGGTTTTCAATCTCAACAAGAGCTTTGAGGACAATGTAGCTGGGCTTACTGGCTCTTTTCCTTCTGAGTTTGACCCATATAAGATTGACGAGCAGACCAATAAGAGGAATGAGCTAAAGAAGCAGATTAAGGAGACGGAAGAGGCTTATAAATTAACTGGGCAGGAACGTGTGGAGTATCAAAATCAGTTGATGAAGGAGTACATGGATGAGCATGGACTGGCTTCTGAAAACGATATTCCTGATGATGTTTGGAATGATTGCAGGAATAAATCCTTTGAAAAATATCAAGATAAGCTTGATTCCTTGTTTGCGAAATATAAGGATTTGGACAGACAGTTGAAGGCTATCGTACAGCCTGGAGTGAGATTCTTGCGTACTTATCATGGTACTGGTGCTAGCTTTGACAAGTTCGATTTGTCTCATTCCTTTGAGGGTGAGGGAAGTGAAACCTTTGGTCATGGAGTATATGTTACAAACTCTAAGGAGATAGGTAGTAATTATGCCCAACGTGCAAAAGATAGAAAGGGAAAGTTTGGCTTTGATTATAAGATTGATATGTCTGCTGAGGCTGGACAAATGCTTAGCCATTATATCAATAAAAACCAAGATGTAGATAAGGGCTTAGAAAACGCTAGACAAGATTTGAAGTCTGCTTTGGAAATGTTCCCTGATGATGAGACATTGAAAGAGTTGTCTGCTATTTTACAAAATAATAATAATGAGATAGCAGAGGCAAGTAATGAAGCTTATCGCTATGACGTGGATATACCAGATGATAATGGTGAAAACTACCTTGGATGGAATGATTCTCAAAACTTCCCATTGGAAAAATGGTACAGACTTTGGGAAATTACCCATCATGGTTTTAGTGATAATGAGTATTTCAAAGATGGTGGAGCGAGATATGATAAAGATAGGATTGAGCGTATTATCCAAATGAAACTTGATTCTCCTGAGAATGGCATGCAGAAACTTCCTACATTGAAAGGTGAAGAACTTTATCATGCTTTGGAAGACTTCTTTGACCGTGAAAGACCTTTGCGTGGTGCAAAATTAGCATCAAGGGCTTTGAGCGAAATAGGCTTTGTCGGCATCAAGTACCCTGCTGGCATGATTCATGGCGGTGCTGAGGAAGCCGATTACAACTACGTGATATTCGATGAGAACAATGCCAATATCGTTGGTAATACTAAGTTTGCGCAGGGCAAGGGTGTGGTTTATGGCTACACTGATGGCAAGGAGATTGTACTGAACCAGGAGCATCTGAATCCTAATACTCCTATCCATGAGTATCAGCATCTTTGGCGCACTGCTGCCAAGAACATGAATCCGGAGCTTATTGAGCATGGTGATAAACTCATCATGCAGACCCAGCTGTTTGCCGACTTGAAGGAGGACCCTAACTATAAGCATCTGAGCGATGATGAGATTTGCGATGAGGCTTTTGCTCGTCTGACTGGTGAGGACGGTGCTGCCATCCTGGAACAGATGGCGAAGGATGCCATTAAGGAGAATCCGTTAGACACTGCTAAGGAGCTTACTATCATCAACCGATTGAAGAATTGGTTGAAGAAGTTCTGGTATTGGACCCTTGATACATTTACGAAGTGGAAGCCTGAGGACATCAAGAAAATGACCTTGGAGGATATTCGTAATCTTGTGCTGAGAGACTTGGCGAATGGGGTGGACCCACGTAATGTGAAATCTCGCCTTACCAAAGACGATGCCATTTCCTTGCGCCAGCAAATGGAAGATAATGCGGAACAAGAGAGAGTCTTGGAGCATACGGAGGAGAATTGGCTGAAAGAATTTGGCAAAGATGGGCGTGTCTCTACTCCTATTGGCAGTATCAAACTGGGTGAGAATCAATATAAGAAGGCTGGAAGAGAAGACCGAATCAAACGATTTGGTTTGTTGAAACCTACCTTGGAAAGTCCTGATGTTATCTTGGAGAAGTCTGCACCTAAAGAAGGCGCAGAACGCCAAACAAAGTATTTGTTTATTAAATCTTTCAAGAAGGCTGATGGAACAAAGATTCTTAACTATGAGTCTATCACAGTTAAACAGGGCGAAGATGAGGTTGCAATTAGCGCACACCAAATAGAGCCTTCGAAAGTTGTGAAAGAATTGACGGAATCAAAAGTGCTATGGAATCGTTTCAGAGGCGATTCTAATTCCTTGGGCGAGAATCAAGGTTCGGCATTAACTCCATCCGCAAATAACCCAAGCGGAAAGGATAGCGTCCTGAATCCTCATAGCGATGCAAAGATAAGAAATAATATCGAAACAGCCAAGGAAAATGGTGGAAATTTGTCTGTGGAGGATAAAATTAAGGCTGTTTCTCAGCAATTTGGTGTAGATGAGGCTGATGTGGCGATGTATGCCAATGCTATTAAGAAGGGGTCTACTGCTGAGGCTGCACGTGCAAGAGCTAATATTAAGCGTCACTTGATGCAGGTAAATGAAGGTAACATTTTCTCATTTAAGGATGTTGTTAAGTACACCAAACCTATAAATGAAGCCTTGAAGGAGAATTTTGGTGACCTTGATGCCATGATTGAGGAGCGTGTACAGCAGGTGGAGGCGCAGCGTAACGCCATGGAAGCTGCTAGAAAGAGAGCAGAGGAAGAGGAAGCCAAGCGCAAAAAGCACTTGGAGGAACTTTCTTTGATTCCTGATGATAAACTTGACAAGCAGTATATGGATGCTCTTGCTAAGGGTGATGATGCTACAGCCAGGAAAATGCTTGATGAGGCTGCCAGACGTAAGGGATATGACGATACCGAAAGCGCATACCAGGGTGTAGGTGCATGGGCTGCACCGGGAAACCCTGGATATGAAAGCGACAAGGCGAGACGTGACGATTGGGAATCCAGTGGCTCAGATGTAAACCTGGAGGATATGGCTTTGGGGTACACTCCTCAGCCGGATGATTACTTCTCTCACCCTGAGCGTTATTCGCAGAACACTCCTCATGGATTGGAATCTGTGAAAGCCATCAATACAGCTATTGATGCCATTAAGAATGGCGAGAAGGATGTTAAGGTGAAGGTTTATCGTGCTGTTCCAACTTCTGTGAAGGAAGGAAAGTTGCGTAATGGTGACTGGGTTACTCCTTCTAAGAAATATGCCGAAATGCACGGAATGAACCGACTGGAAGGCAAATATCGTATCATTGAAGACAAAGTTCCGGCTACTCAACTGTGGTGGGATGGTAATGACGCAAACGAGTTTGGCTTTGATGATGGCAAGGAGTATAAATACAAGAATGCCAAGAATAATAGAAAGTTGAACGACCTTGTTACCTATGATGATGAGGGTGACGTTATTCCTCCTTCTAAGCGTTTCAATTCTCGCAAGAGCGATATTCGCTTCATGTTTGCTGGAGAGAAGGGAGCTGCTGAGGCTGACAAGGCTGAGGAGCAAACTATCCGCATGGATAATCTGGATGTTGCTAAGCAGATGGAAGAAGCAAAGAAGGATGCCAAGGCTATCAAAATGGCTACAGGTTGGGAGAAAGGCGTGGATGGCAAGTGGAGATATGAAATGCCTGATGCCAAGATAAAGGACACCATCGATGTAGGTGGTGGAAATATCGTTAAGCGTTTCGAAGAGGATATGCTATGGACTGATGGTAAGTTGGAAGATGCTGTGGATGCACCAAAGCTTTTTGAGGCTTATCCTCAGTTGAAAAATATTAAAATCCATACTGATGCAGTAATGAATGACCTGCCTTCAAATGGGGAATACAATCCACAAACAAAGACTATTACCATTCATGCGGATGAATTAAAGTATCTGAATAGCATTCTGAATCATGAAATTCAGCACGTAATTCAGCATGAAGAGGGTTTTGCGCATGGTGGCACACCCGAACAGGTGGAGAGAGATTTCAATGCTGCTAAGGCTGAATGGAAGGCACGTTCCTATGCCTTTGAATTGGAAGAGAAAGCCAAGGAAATGGGTGGTGAGTATAACCAATCTGCTGTAGAGAAAGCCCTTATCCAGGAATATAAGGACATGGATATGCCTGAGTTCATTCCTGACAAGGAAACCCGAATTAAGGGATTCAACTACTTCGCACGTGGCTATGCAGACAGAAGTATGGATGATGCCATTAAGCGTTTCCGTTTGGATAGGTTCCAGCGTACAGACTTTGATTCTTACCAAGAATATAGAAAGTTGGCTGGTGAGGTTGAGGCTCGTAACGTAGAGAAGCGTTTGGGGATGACCGATGAGGAGCGCAGAAACTCGCTTGCTTCCGAGACGGAGGATGTAAACCGTGACGAGCAGATTGTGATGAATGGGAATGATGCTAGCTATAGCATCGTGAAAGACCCTGATACCATTAAGAAGCTGGATAAGGAAGACACGGTGAAGGTTTACCGTGCCATGCAGGTAGGCGAGGATGGAAAACTCTATCCACCGATGGCTGCAAAGGTGAAGGGCAAGTTTGTGGAACCTATCGAACTCGGTAAGTGGGAACAGGCAGATGAGCGACCAGAGCTTGCAGATGATAAGGGTATGTTTACCCTTAACAAGGGTAATGGTAAATCGCTTAAGGCTGCTTACAATCCTTATCTTCATACTTCTCGCACTCCACTGAACGACCAGTTTAGCGAGGCTCAAAATCGCCCTAACATCGTAACTGTAGAGGTTGAGGTGCCAAAGAGCGAGCTAACCAGTGGCTACAAGGCTGATAAAGCCAAGGATGCCGTGGGCGAAGTAGAGTGGAAGGCTGGTATCATCCAAGGACAGTTGACAGGCAAGCGCAAGGTGGTGCTTTCTCGTTGGGATAAGCCTGTGCGTATCGTACCTGATAGCGAGGTGGCTGATGTTATCGTCAATAATATGTTCAAGGGCAAGAATATCACTATGCCTTCGAATGTGGTTACTCCAAGTCTGAGAAAAGAGTTAGAGAAGCGAGGTGTGCCGTTTGTGGAGACCGATAACAGAGGCAGAATCGTAGGAGGTGAGAATGATGGTGTGCATTATTCCAAGGTGTATGGTAAGAATCATAGAGAAAAAGGGTATCGAAGCATCTTGAAGTTCTCTCTTGGCGACAATGGCACGGATGTTGCTGATGGAAATGGTGATAGTATAAACAAAAATCCAAATAAAAATGTTATCACCAGAAGAATTGGAAGCCGAGAACAGGCGCAAAGAAGAGTTAATGAAACGTTGGGCGCAGCAGCCTCCGACTTACAAAGAAGTCTTGGAGCAACAGCGCAGGAACAACGCCCAACTTGGAATCGTAGATTCGCTCTTAGATATGTCAGAAGAAGAGCGGAAGAACTATCTTCGTTCCTTACGGAAAAAGACCTCAACGAGGTCAAGGGGGGCTATATAGGTCACGGTCAAGAGAATTATGTGTATCAGGCAAAGTATGACCCAACAAAAGTTATTAAGTTTAATGACTTTGGGTTGACGGATAGCTTGTTCCGCATCAATGAGTTCATCGACCGGGTGAATGCCCATAACCAGTTCCAGCCAAAGGACAAATATACTCCAATCGGTTTTGCCTATGATGAAAAAGGCGATTTCTGTATAGTGATGGAACAACCTTATTTGAAGGGAACTCAACCTACTAGAGAAGAAATCACCAAGTATCTGACAGACCACGGTTTTAAGCTGGATATGATTCAGATTAGTGCCGATGAGGTGGATTTGGGTTGGACGAATGGCGAGTTTGACTTGTGGGATGCCGAACCAAGGAATGTAATCAAGGATGAGAACGGAGATTTGCACTTCTTCGACACCATGATTCAGCATACCTATATACCGAACCACAAGAATCCTTTGCGATTGTCGATGCCATCCATCCGCACCTTTGAATCGCAGGAGATGAAAGTTTCTGCCGACAAGGTGAAGAATGTGGCAAATGTTTTAGGTGGTGCTGAGGTTACATCTTACACCAATGCTTCGGAAGTTCCTGATGAGTACAAAGAAGCTGTGGAGCAAGGTGCAAGAGGTTGGTATGACCCTAGCACTCATACAGTGCATGTGTACCTTCCTAACTGTGCTGATGCCGATGAGGCTCAGAGAACCGTCTTCCATGAGAAGATAGGACATGAGGGTATGGAAGTGTTGCTTGGTGGTGAGCAGGGCGTGAGAAAGTTTGCGGACTTCGTATATAAGTCTGTAGATAAGAAGACGAGGGGCAAGATTCTCGACTTCGCTCATCAGTATGATCCAGGTTGGAACAATCCTGACCGCATCAATATCGGCACGCAGGAGTATATCGCACATCTTGCAGAGGAGGGTCCAACTACAGCGGAGGACTTTTCTCTTTGGACTAAGATAAAGCATTATCTCATCAAGGTGCTTAAGAAACTTGGCATCCGTGTGCCTGGACTTCTGAACGACAAGGATTTGAGATATTATCTGATGAAAGCAGGTAAGGCTTTGCACGTTTGGGACAATATGCCGAAGGAGAAGCAGGAGGCTATGATGGCACAGGCTAGCAATGCCGAAATCAAGGATGCGCTAGCTGATGGTGCTGGCAAGGGCAAGCCGAGACAGAAGAAGGGCGAGAGTGCCATCCAATACATGAAGCGAGTGATGGAATGGAAGCGATGGAAGGAAGCCCGAGAGGACACGGAAGACCCAGAGCCACCTATGTTCTATGACTTCGATAAGGATGCCGAGGGCAAGAAGGAATGGGAACGCCTTAACAAGGAGTGGCGTGATAGCCATGGACTGAGAGGCGAGGAAATGCCACTTCGCCCAGAGCGCAAGGAAGGCGAAAGCGATGATGCCTTTATGAACCGCTATAAGGAGTGGGAGAAATGGAACGATGCCATGGGCGATAAGGAGAACCCTATGCCTGATATGTTCTCCTTCGAGAAGCAGAAGCAGGACAAGGCTAGACAGAAGTATGAGGACTGGCTGACCAGACACGAACTGAACGAGCAGAACGATGCCGACCTAGACTTGTACGAGGGCAAGATATACCCAGCCGAGACCAATCCAGAGGCTGATGCCTTGGAGCAGGAAGTGATGCAGGACTTGGCAGAGGTGACTAGTACCGATGTGAGCAAGGAGGGAGCTGCAACCACCGTGAAACATGCGGTTATCCATCGTAGAAAGAATATGGAGGAGGCTAGCGCAGACGATGCCATCTATATCAATGATGTGAAGAACAGCATCGAGAAGATGGCTGAGAGCGGTGCTTTCGATAAGTTGCTTTCCGACTACCAAGGCAAGCCAAACAAGGCTGAAAAGCTAGCTGAGGCTATACCTTATATAATAGAGGCACCAAGACGCATCAGAGAAATCGCCTACAAGCTGAACTCTACAGGTGTGTTTGGTGAGGGACATATCCATATCACTCCTGACGATGTGGAGGCTGTTCAGGAACTTCGCCCACAACTTGCCGAGGTGACTGCCAAGAAGCACACGGAGCTGAAGGATGGAAAAGAGGTAGAACTCTTCGATGATATGAAGGGTGCAACAGAGGTAGCTAGCAAGGTAGCCAACATCATCAATGGCAACCATGAGAAAGAACCTGGATTTGTGCCTATTGATGGTACGGACATCTTGAATAAGAATGTTTTGCCTGTCATATTGAACCGTATCACTCCTTACGGTGTGGACTACAAGAATCTGAGCGAGCCAATGAAGAGCGTGCTTGATTCCATCAGAGACTGGTATAACTATACCTTCGACTGGTTGAAGGACAACAATACCTTGAAGGCAGACACTGGTTTCACCGTGGACTACGTAAACCACCTTTGGGATAAGGAAAAATCGGATAAGAATGCCTATGCCATGTATGTGGAGAACAGACAGCGCACAAAAAGCCCGAACGAGAAGCCACGCCTGATAAACACCATTATGGAAGGCTTGGAAGTAGGACTTGTGCCTAAGACCACGGACATCACCAAGATGATGGCTTACTACAGCAGAAGCAACATCGAGGCTTGGGCTAACAAGACAATGCTCCAAGAGGTGAGCGGACTGAACGTAATCGAGCGCAACGAGGACGGAGAGATTATTTCTTCCGACCCACTGCTTTCATCAGTTGCACCTTTCAACTTGGAGCAATACAAATACTTCGAGATTCCTGGTGTGGGTCCTGTATGGGTATATAATGTATCGCCTAAGCAGATGAAGGTGAAGAACCCTATCACTGGCAAGGATAAGGTGCTCTATTCGGAGGCAAGTGCAGGAGATAGATTCGGAGTCGTATTCGATACCTATCAGTCAACTCCTTTCTGGAAGGCGTTTGATACTATGGCATCGAGCATGAAGAAGTTGGAGTTGGGCTTCAGTGGATTCCATGCAGGAGCACTGACCGAGGTGTATATGGTGCAGAACATGGTGGAGTATGGACCTAAGAAGGCACTCGCCAACTTTATGAAGTACATTTTTGCTGATACGATGAAGAATCATCAGTTGCCATGCTTCGCCAATCCGCAGGACTTCCAAGAGGCTGCAACCCACTTGGTGAAGTTTGGAGCGACCAACGACTATGCAGCAGCGGATGTGCAGAACATGTTCGATAACTTCCGTGACAGCATGATGAAGGTGCAGGAGAAGTTGAAGGACGGAAATGGAATTTCCGGAACGGGGCTTTGGCTACTATGCCTTTGAAGGTGGCGACTCAGATGCTTTCGCTCATCAACAAGGGCATGGATAGAGCCTTGTGGGATTTCCTCCATGACGGACTGAAACTTGCTACCTACCGGATGAGGGCAGACAAGACCAAGGAACGTGCCAAGAAGAAGGGATGGACTGAGGAGGAACTGAGCCGGGCTTTGGACGAGGACGGTCAGTTTGTGAACGATATGTTTGGCGGTCAGCACTGGGATGTACTTGGTGCCAGCCATCGCACCTTGCGCTATGCAGGAAGAGTTCTTCTTTCACCAGACTGGAACGCTTCTACTACTCGCCACTTCCTTGCACTCACAGGATATGGCTCTGTATGGAACGAGGCGACCTTAGAGAACTTCAAGGAGTATTACAAGAGGCTTTATCATAAGAATCTTACTCCAGAAGACGAGGGCAGAAGGGCTAGACAGATTTCTTCGTTTCTCTGCTATGGATTGGGCTTCATGGTGTTCTACGAGGCTATTGCCAACGGTATCAATGCAGCCTTCCGTGCCCTGGACGAGGAGAAGGAACGCAAGAAGGCTGAGGAGTTGAGGAAGACCAACCCTAACTATCGTAGCCCTTACGAACTGGCTTATCCAGATGGCATGAAGTGGTATGACTACTTGATGAGAGGAAACAGCCTAGGACAACAGAGCAAAATCTTTATGGGCAGATATGCGGACGGAACGGAAATGTATATCCGACATGGTAAGCAGTTCCGAGAGGTGCCTGAATATCTCTTCAACCATAAGGGAGAACTAGAGTTCCCTGGTCCTATGGTGCAGCGAATGATAGGCAAGGCGAACCCAATGGTGAGAATGACCTTGGACGATATAAACTATCTGAGCGACTTCCAAGCCAGCCATGCCGACCAGGAGATACAGAGAAAGTATGGCAAGACCATCGGACTGCTCTACAAGGATGCGCTCTACTGGGCACCGTTCTTGATTCCGAGCCAAGAGAACAAGGAGTTTAAGGCGGTGGACTTCTTCTTCCCATCCTCAAAGGGATTCTCTCCTTGGAAGGCTCAGAGCTACTTCAAGGACTTCATCCTGAGCGGTGACATGGAGGGCGTGGTAATGACCTACCAGAGCTGTGAGCGCAATGGCATCGACCCCGAGGAGCAGATAAAAGCAGCCATCGGTAGCGTGAAGGCATTGGAGAGTGCAGAAATGAAGGATGGCATTACTTCCTTGCAGGTGGCTAGCGAACGCTTTGATGAGGCTAAGAGTATCACCGAAAAGAAGAAGATGCGCCAGAAGATGAAGAAATTCCTCTCTCAGAGCGAGTACAAGGCATTCACCCAGAAGGAGGCACTGGACATGGTGCAGAGCTACCTGAATGGGGAGGATGATTTGAAGGAGATGGAAAAGGCTGAAAACAAGTACTTGATGAAGGCGAAATCTGAGGATGTGACAGAGGACTGGAGAATACAGGCTGTATGGAACGGAACGATGGAAACCTACGATGAGTATCAGCGTTTGAAGGATGTGGATAAGGCGAAGGCTAATGCCTTCAAGAACAGCAAAACCAACAAGCGACTGTTTGCAGCTAGAAAGGCTATCTCTGCTGCCAAGAAGAAGATGAACAAAGCCAAGAAGCAAATGGATGGTCAGAACGATGCCGCCAAAATGGTGGAGATTCGCAAGACCAGAAAGGAGCTGATTGAGACTCTGAATGGAATGGAGTAGCCCGGCATGATAAAAGCATTGAGGGCTTACTCAATACTCAGAAAAAGAAAAGGGACTTGCTTCACAGCGAGTCCCTTTTTGATAGTCGTAAAATTCTAAATTCCAAATAACTTATATTTCTGTAAAAAAAATGAAAATCGTATTTTGAAGATGTTGGAGCGATGACTAACCTATCTGGGCGGGTCCGTTGGCTTCTGCCTTCTTTGGTGTTGCCCAGCGTATGTAATCAGCCATGCTGTCGTCCATGCGCTGCTGCTCACTCTTCGGATTCTCCTTCTTTTCCTTTCCCCAAAGGCGTCTGGCAATATCATCCAAACACCACTGCCAATCGTCTCGAAGGGTGATAACCTTGGAGCTTGGCATGATGGTGACATCTGCCTTTGGTGGGTCAACATGCTTTGTGTTGCCATCCTTATCGGTCTCTTCCTTGGTGCAGAGAGAGGCGAAGGGAACGTTATTGTCGTTAAGAAACTTCTCCACATCCTCCTTCTTGTTGTCACAGAGAAGAATGCAGACGGAAACCTTATTCTTCTTCAAGGTGGTGAGGGCTTCTTTCGCCTTGCCTACCATGGATAGGTTGCCTTTATCATCCTTGGTGATGACACAGGCTTCGTGAACATTGATTGATTTACTCATACTATCTAATATATTAGAAATTCTACATTTAAAAGAATTGCGGAACAAAAATAAGGGGAAAATATGAGAAAGTAATGTTAAGTTGCGCAACTTATCACTAAGAATCGGGAAAAAGGCGGTATTTTTGACGAAAAATTAAGAATTATGCCAGATAATCGTGTTATAAATGATATTTCGAACTATGCCGAGCCTGGACCTGACTCCCTGGAGGGAGTGAGCAGGGAGCGGTTTGCCCAGACGGACAGCAACCTTCGGCTGATAGAATGGGCTTGCCAATACTTCTATGATGGCGCAGAGCTGAGAAAGAAGTGGAAGCGAGCGCAGGACTTCGTGATGGGCAGACAGCTGGAAGAACTGATAGAGTGGAACGGCAGAAAGATAAGCATCCGTCAGTATATGGAAATGAAGGGTATGCCTATACTGGAATATGATGTGATAGGTGACAAGCTGCTTTCTCTCGTAGGACTTGTGCGCCAGCAGCGCAGTACAGCCTCTTGCAGTGCCGTAGACCCTAACGAGGAGGACTATATCAATTTCTTCAATGAATACCTTCGGCAGAACGACAACTTGAACGACCGACAGGAGCTAGATGCCAGAATGTTTTATGCCTTCTGTGTCTTCGCCTTCGTGGGCATGAAAACCTACTATGGCAGGAAGGACGGAAAAAATGGTATATTTGACTACATGGTGGACATCTTTAAGATAGCGTTGCCACCTTTCTTCAAGTATGACCTGAGCGACATAGAATTTATCGCTGAGGCTCACGATTTGACTTGGCGAGAGATAATCGCCACCTTCACCGATGGAAGCAAGGCTGAGGTGGACAAACTGAGCGAGATATATCTACAGACACAGCATCATTTCGCTCCAGAACAGACTTATCACCCGAATGGTGAAGCGCAGTATGCAGGGATAGACGATTTTACCCATTCTTCGGTAATCGGCAAGTACAGGGTATTGGAGATATGGACGAAGGAGACTAGACCAGCCATCTGGGTGCATGACTGGGATGCAGGAACTAGCGGATATGCCTCTCCTGACCAACGAGCTTTCTACGAGGAGAAGAAGCGGAAGCTAGAGGAAGCCAACATCATGAAGGACGAGAACGGTCTGCCTGTGCTCGATGAGAACGGTGAGCCTATCTATTATGTGGACCCATCAGAGCTTAAGACCATCGAAATGAAGGATGAGGTTGAGACCTATTGGTACAGAAGATACCTAACTCCGAATGGCTATCTGCTGGATGCTAGGGAATCGCCTTACTATGTTCTGAGAGACGGTTTCAGAACTTCCATTATGCCATATACCTTCGTGGCATACCCTTGTCTGAATGGCGAGGTAAGAAGTTTTTCGATGCGTGCTGAGAATAATCAACGCACCTTGAACCACTATATGATGATGATAAACTTCATTGTTGCCAATGGTGCCAAGGGTACGATGCTTGTGGATGAGAATGCTCTGAGCGAAAAGCAAAGCATCGATGAAATGCAAGTGAATTATACCAAAACAGATAGCATCATCTTGTGGAACTCCAAAAACGGAGGCAAGCCACCGCAGACTTTGGTCAACAAGAGTATTCCGGCAGGAGTTGACTTCATGGTTAACTTCGCCAAGACCATGGCAAGTGAGGGTACAGGCGTGCAGGGTGCTCTGCAAGGCGTTCATCGCAACACTAGCGGTAAGCAATACCAACTGGAAAGGGAAAGTTCTTCTACCACAATACAAGATTTTGTGGAGAGCTTCAATAACTTCAAGGTGAGAATCGCCAAGAAGAAGCTGTATCTCATACAAGAGTTTTGTACCTCAGCGGATAGCGTGAAACTGACAGGGGACGATTTCGAGACACATTTCAATCCTGAGACCATGAGGGATATGGACCTTGATGTTTCAATCGACTTGGACGCTTACAGCCCACTTATCAGAAATGCTAATAACGATATGGCTTGGCAGATGATGGTTAGCGGTAAGATGGACCCATATACGATGCTGACCGTAGGACAATTCCCTGGTACAAGCAGAATGAAGAAGTACTTCAAGGAGCAACTAGAGAAGCTACGGGCAATGCAAGCGCAACAGCAAGCGAATGGCGAAATGCCTACAGCAGGAGCTGGACAACAGCAAACAGGTACGCCAGCAACACACCTGAAAGATGCAAGCGATGGTGTAAATGACTTGGCAACTTTGCCATCATCGGGCACATAAAAGGAAAGTTCTTAGAATCATAATAAACTCTTAAGTTTTTAGTTAGTAGATTGTTTATAGGTTTTTAGTTTAAAGGTAAAAAGATAAGGAAGAGGAGACCGTGATGGCTTTCTCTTCCTTTTGTTTTGTGTGGGCTTAAGCTATACCATATTTCTTCTTGTAGGAACGTAGCTTTTCCATCGGAACGGAAACACGATACATGTAATAGTCTTGCCACTGCTTCAACTTCTTGGCTCTAACCTTGTTGTCGGCATCGCAGCCGATGGCTCCCCACTTGGAAGGTGTGTAGTAGAAGGATGCAGCCTTGATGTCTTCTACGTTTTTGAAATAACGTGTTGCCTTCCACTTGCCAAGCTGAACCAGACGACGGTAGGCGAGCATACCCTTGCGATTGGGGGCGTAGGTCATAATCGCCAAATCCTTGTGAGACTGGTCGTAGAGCATGTAGAAGCGAGGCGCACCACCTTCCTTGTACTTAGCAAGGGTGGCTTTCACTCCCTTCTGCCACATACGAGTGGAGCGGAAGAGTTCGATACGAGTAACAATAGGCTGGTAGATGGTTATGACCATCTTACGCAGCAGGTTTGAATAACTTTGTTTCATTTTTCTTTTTACTTTTAATTATTAACTTATATGGACAGGCGATAGAATCGCCTGGAACGGTGGCTCAGTGAGAGGGCTAGCTGCCACCACCTATGCCTGACAGCTCGGCTACTACAGGTGGGCGGTTGCGGAGGCGTTCACGCTCTATCTCTGCCTTTGAACGGAATGGAACGATTTCAGGTGCTGGCATATCCTTCTCTACGTAGAGGGCGATAGCTCTAGCCATCACACGGTCATCGTGCTTGCCAGCAATGGCACCATAGCAGTCGTTCTGCTTGTAATAGAGGAAGTAGGTGCATTCATCAATGGCTGCAAGTTCACGCTCCATATAGCCACCGTCTCGGATGATGTGTGCCATGGTCTTCACTACTGCCACCTTGGTAGCCTTGTTAGTATTGAATCCCCATTTCATCTCTATGTTCTTCACCTTCTTCAACTTGGACTGAGAGGCACTATACAGGTTGCTGTAGAGAGGGATGAGGATAGGGAAGAACAGCTCAGACTGGTTGCCCTCGGTATTGTTCATACGAGAGTAAGCGGTATTGTTCTCGATAACCAGGAAGGCATCATTATAGAAATGAGCTATCTGGGCGCAACGCATGGCGAGTTGGTCGGCATCGCAGTGACCATGCCATTCGGCTACTATCTCGGGAACACCACCATAGATTTCATCGTAACGGTCGAGCACCACGATGTCGGAGAAGTCGGAGGTCTTATGAGAGCCACCAATATCGCAGGCTACAATGTAACGATGCTTGACAATCTCGGAGTTGTCGGGTCCAGCCCAAACTTTGAGAGGTCCACCAGCACGCTCCACAAATCGAATATTGTTCATACAAGCATCATCGGCAGCATCGTAGGAATCGCCCTCGATGTCGCCCACCATGATAGGCTCGATACCCTTGCAGTCCTCTTCCATCTCCTTCAACTTGTAAGGGTCGAAAACAGTAGTACCAGAGAAGAGGAAGGCTTCCACGTCATCGGAAGGATATTCCTGGCGCATGCCATCCAAGTCGCTGTACTTCTTGCACTCATTCACATACCAATGGATGCCTTCGAGGGTTGCACCCTTGATTTCCCAAAGCCACCAGAAGTAAGAGCCATGATATTGCTCATCCTCACGATTCTTGTAGAGCCAAAGAACGAAATCAATCTTTTCTTGCTCAGACTTGAAAGGAAGGATATACTTCTCGATGTCGAACCATGGAACGAAGTAAGGGGTATAGATGGAAAGGCGATTGCCGTCCTTGTCGAAAGAGTTGGCACGCACCCATTCATCATGAAACTCATTTTCACGCCCGTTAGGGGTAGACTCTCGCACGATGAAGGTGTAAGGTCTCGTAACATTGATAGGCGAGATTGCGGCATTGACAACCTTCTGTGGAGTCCACTCTGTAGTGTTAGGGAAAAAGGCTTCCTCGGTGATGTGAGCCATAGCTGCATCGGCAGAACGGCAGGACTCAGGGTTACGAGCCGAACCGGTCTGTATCTTGCAGGAGCGAGGGATGAGGTACTTGATATTGTTCTGAGTGCTTGATGTGCGGAGCTTGCGAGAATCATCCTTGAAAGTCTCTCCAATCTCATAGTAGAGCCATGTAGGGATGGCATTTGCCAATTTCTCGTACATATCGAACACCTGGGTAGCAGATGAAGACTGGTGACCGATGATGTTGCTATTCCAGTTGGTCTTCCAGAACATCTGAATCCAGAACATGTAAACCTCGGTATCAGTAGAACCTCCCCATTGGCGACACTTCAAGAGGATAATCAAAATACTGTGCAGCTTACTATGAAGGCGTTGCCGTTCGAAATCCTTGGTGAGACCTATCTGTGCATGGTTGAGAAGGAAAGGTATATCATCGCCACCATCCTTGTTCTTGATTCGGGCATAGGCGTAGGCGAAGAAATAGAAGTCGTGCTTGCAGCGGAGGCGGATGAGGTAACGGAAGACAGCATCGCGTGCCTTTTCTTGATCCAGGTCTGCCATGTACTTCTCGCAGAAGGCAGAGATAGAACAGCACTTGATGATGGCGCAAAACTTCTTTTCCTTCAACATTTCTACCGGAAGCCAAAGCTTCTTGCCTTTTAAGAAATCCTCAATGACACACTCGAAACGAAGACCAGGGGCGTTTTCTCCAGTAATGGGACGATAGCTAGCGAGGAGGCTTGTGAGCCTTCTCTTATCTTCCTCTAGAATCTCTTTGAGCTTCTTATCGGACAGTTGCTGCTGAGGTCGTACCTTCATTGTCTGGAATGTTGAATGTTAAATGTTGAGTTTTTGAGATTTGCGAATGAATCTTTCTGCCTTGGCATAGATGAATCCGATGGCAAAGAGGATGAGGTGATAGATGCCAGCTATGTGAGGGAGGAGGCATCCAATCACTAGGAGTATGAGCATCTGCCAGAAGGCTAAGCGTTTTCGCCTGTAGAGCCACGGAGCGGTGAAGCCCATGAAGAAGGAGATAATAACCGATGCGCCCAAGACTGGGAGGGACGGATAATAAAGGAAGGAGAGACCAACGGAGGCAAGCCACGAAGCCAGCACACGATGGATGCAAAACTGACGATGCACCATCAACAAGCACCAGGCATTGACAGCCCAATGGATGAAGTTGGCATGACCGAACATGTAAACGAAATGGGAGTATTGAGGCGAGGATGGCGACACTGCAAGATTTGCGTGCAGCGGAATGATGAAAGCCATCAGGAGGACGATGAGGAGTGTTATATATAATGTACGCATGATGAATGAAAGTTTTTATCGAGTGATGAATGATGTTTTCTTATTGCGGAAATAATTGCTGATTTTCATCTGTATGTAGCGAGGTGCCATCCCCATGTTGGGCGCAGGAAGGTCTAGGCACACATACACAAGATGCTTGGTGTTGTATTCCTTGTATTGTTCCATCTGACGGAGGCGCAAGAAATCCTGATAGAAGGCTTCGAAGAGCTTTTCCTTCATGTCTTGGTATTTGCCGAACTTAGGCTTTTCCCCCTTGATGCGTTTGCATACATACCGATAGGCTGTGCTATCAGCGAGATAATAACAAGAGGCTGGCATCTTGGCGATGTAATCGCATATCTTAGCCATGGTGGTAGGATATTCTACCATCCTCTTGGCCTTACGAAAGAGCAGAAACATTTCCTGGTCTCTTTTAAGGTAAATTTCGGATATGGAATTTAGATGTTTCATGCCAACAAAATTAATTCATCAAGATGCAGAACTTATCACAAAGTAATGCGAAATTTTGCTTAATTTAGCACACAAATATTAAAAATGAACGTTTATGGCAAAAGAAACGATTGATAATCAGAATGTTAAATCAAAGCGAGATTCTTTCAGAGAGCGTCTTGCTCAGCGTTATCCCGACCTGAATATGGACGATGATGAGGCTGTTTATAACCAAATTGCGACCGATTACGACCAGTACGACCAAAGCAAGAAAAGGATGGACGACTTCAACAATATGCTGAAAGAAAATCCTCATGCGCCTGGGCTGGTGACAGGTCTCATTACAAAGAAAAATGCCGATGGTGGCGACTTCAACCTTATCGACTACTTGATAGACGAGCTAGGACAGGACTACATAGAAGCCATCAATGGTGACGATGAGGCTAGGAAACGCTTGAAGGCTAGCGAGAAGGAAAAGCTTGCAGCCAGTGAGAAGCTAGCCAAGGGCAAGGAGACTCTTGCAGCCAACATGGAGCAAGAGGATAAGGAGCTGGATGCTGCCATGAAGGAAGCCAAGATTAAGCCCGAGGCTATCAAGGACTTGATAGAGTGGATGTATAAGCGTAGCGATGATGGCGAAGACCACGATGATGATGGATTCGTATGGCGTGCTGCCCGGTATGGCTTGAAGAAGGCAGACTTCTTGCGTCTCTTCCAAATCAAGGACTTCGACAAGGCTGTGGCTGATGCCGAGGATAGAGGCTATAAGCGTGGCAAGAACGAGAAAATCGACCAGCAGAAGCAGCTACATGATGGAAGACAGGGTGGCAAGCGGAACATCAACATCAATGGTGGCGGTGGTGCTCCTTCTCTTCCAAAGGAGAAGAGCCGAACCGAACAGGTGTACAGCAAGATGGTTGGAATGTAGCTCTTATCAATTAAGAATTTATAGTTAATAATTAATAGTTTAAAAAATTGTAGATTATGAAACAGTTTAAGAAATGGTTTGGATTCATGATGGCGATTTTCGTCATGATTCTGAGTGGTGGCAGCTCTTATGCTATGGCAGAAACTCCTCCTAATATTCAAGCAGGTGAAGGTGGCGGTGGTGCTACGGGTCCAACAGATGGACCGGGCGTAGGTGGCACGGGTCCAAAGTGGCAGGGTGGAAGCCAAGAACAGCAGGAGGAAATGAGCAACTGGGACTACTATGTGGCTCATGTGAACCCGACTGTGGTGGAAATGAAGCTGGAGAGTTGTCCAATCGACCAGATTCTTCGTGCATCGAAGCGAATGACTCCTGTGACCAGCAACCGCATCGAGTATTATTCCATCGGTCAGCGACCAATCAAAACCAAGCTGACGGAGAATCTGGCTAAGACCACAAATGGTGGCTCTGTGACCTTGAAGGTGGAGAACCCTACGGTATTCGGTGTAGGTGACATCCTGATGATTAATAGCTGTCTTGGCTATCAGGACAATGGTACTGACCGGAGTACATTGATTCCTTTGCAGTTGCGTGTTACTGATGTTGATAATGATGGCAACCCAACTTGCTATGCACTGAACGGTAAGAAGAACAACAGTCGTGGTAATCGTGACATTCCAGAGGATATTGCCGTAGGCACTGTGGTAATGCGCCTTGGTAGAGCCGCAGGTGAAAAAGAGGTAGAGACAGGCAGCTACTACTCTATGCCAGACAAGAGCTTCCAGTATTGCCAGCGATTCATCATGCAGGTGGAGGAGTCTCTTATCGACCGTATGAGCAAGACCCAGGTGCAGTGGGACTTCACACGCCAGGAGAAAATGGCTATGGACGATATGCGACAGGGTCAGGAGCTGAGCGGACTGTTTGGCTATCGCTCTATGTCGAATGGTGGCAAGGATGTAGGTATTGTCTATACCATGGGTGGCATCTTCTGGGAAGCAGGTAAGGATTTGCAGATTGGACACTGGGAGCCAAAGATGCGTAAGCAGGCTGATGGTACTCTTGTGCCTGTAACCGTAAAAGTGACCGTACCTGATGAGACTTCTTCCGGTACGAAGGAAGAGACCAAGCAGGTATATGAGTATGTGATTAGCGAGAAGGAGTTGACCCAGTTTATTGCATCCATGTTGAAGGGTGCAGGTAACTCCAGCCGTACCAAGTTGCTCTTCGTGGACAACTTGATTTATCAGGCATTTGCCAACCTCCGCTCTAACAAGCGCATCATTACACAGACTGAAAAGGACTACCAGGGATGGAAACTCGACTTTGAGAAGTTCGAGAGCATGGGAACTAAAATTCTCATTTATCGCCACGATGCCTTCAATAGTTGGGGCATGGATGGTAGAGCCTTCTGTTTGGATGCTCGTTATCTCGACAAGTATGTATTTGGTACTTGGTCACGAAATGAGTTTAATGCCAAGGATTTGCTGATTCGCAATACCGCAGGTGTGGTAATGGAGGAGTATAGCTGTTGGATTCTGACTTTTCCGGATGCCCATGCTCGTGTATCTCGCCCTACCTTCACAGAGGACGGTGTGACCGATGAGCAGATTTTGGAGGCTGCTTAATCATCGCAAAGGGAACTAATAGTTTTCTAACATATATCAAAACTCGGGGATAGTTGAGGTTCTAGATGGGAACAATAGCCCTCGGACTAGGCTTCGCTATCCCTTCACCCATAAACACAAAAGATATGTATAGATTTGTAGCAAACAGTATGCTCATCTTTGTGGTGACTCTGCCTAGCGGACTTGTGAAGAGCGTGGAGTTTGAGAGGTGCAGTAACAATGCTTATTCTTACCTCACGGACAATAAGCAGGTGGCAGACTGCATCAGAAAGCATCCGTTAACGAAGGCTGGACGCATCAAGGATGAGAGTCTGCCCGAGGAGGAACAGGTGCAGCAACATGAAGAAGAGCAGGTGAAGGACGATAACGCCCTTCGCTTCGAGAATATCACCAAGGCTAAGAACTATCTCCAGAAGGCCTTCAAGGTGGATGTAAGGAAACTGAAATCGCCTGAGAGTGTGAAGGAGAAGGCTAAGGAACTGGGTATGGTGATTGAGTTTTAGTTTATAGTTTATAATTTATAGTTAATAGGTTTCTTGCTTATGGAAGTTCTTATGAGTGACCTTGTAAAGGAAATGAGGCTTGCGCTGGACGAGGTGAAGCATGATGAGCTGAATGATGTCTTTGCCGATGATTCGGACGAGGAAATGAAACAGGCTATCGAGACTGCTGCACAGCAGCTTTTGCTGCAAGCACCACCGCAGATGCTACAGCCCAAGAGGGTAGTGGCATCGCTAAATGAAAGCGGTAAACAAGATTATGATGCCATTCAGACACAATACACTGATGGGCATGGTAGCCTTGTGATACCTGATGATTGGCTGAGGCTGGTGGAGCTGAGGCTGAAAAGTTGGTCTTCCTCGTTGGTGGCTTTGATGGACCCAGGAAGCAAGGAGGCTCAGATGCAAGCCTCTCGATGGACTAGGGGGACACCGCAGAAGCCGAAGGGCATGATAACCGTTTCGCCTACTACAGGAAAGCGAGTACTGATGTACTGGACTGCCGGAAGGTATTCTGCTAACCATGATATGCCTACAAACAAGGTGTATGACCATGAAGTGGAGCTATTTACATACCTTCCTTATCAAAAGGTGAAGGATGTGCTTGAAAAGGATGGGAAAACGGTGACAGACCAGAAAATCATCCTAGCCCTGACTGACGAGTGTAAGAAGTATCTCATCTATCGTGCCATCTCTATCTTCTTGATAAGTAAGAAGGAGAGTGAACTCGGCGAGAAATATAATCAATTATCACAAATTTAACAAGATATGGCTAATGATATAGACAAAACAAGTCCTCACTACAAGGGGGAGTTTGGCAGTATCTACGAGGTGAACCAGAAGTTTCCTTCGGGAGGCGTGGAAGGTGACTACGTGGCTATTGATGGCTGGGCGCATTACTGGAATGCGGACAGGGGAACTTGGTGCGTGAATGCCCAGAGGGATAGCTACTGGGATGAGCTGATAACTGGCATCATTGAGAAGTTCAAACTGTTTAAGGGTGCTACGTATATGGGCGTGGCTAATCTTGATTCTGTGCCAGCTAAGGCTATCGGTGCCAAGATGTATTATTTTGCAACCGTAGCTGGTACGTATGAGAACTTTGGGGAGCTTGTTGTTCCTCAGGGCATCAATGTGCTTTATTCTGAGGATGGCAGCAGCTGGGTATGCTCTACTTTGCTGGAAGTGGCTCAGGAGTTGGGCGTGAGCACAAGGAATGTAGTTAGCCAGAAGGTTGTGAATGATGCTTTGGAGCTTAAGGCTAACCAGAGTGCTGTGAATGAGGCATTGGCAAAGAAGGCTGACAAGGAAGAAATGAATCGTCTTCTGGCAACTAAGGCAAATACTGCTGACGTTGATACAAAGTTTAGAGAAGAGAAGAAACGTGTTGATGTCGAGCTTGACAAAAAGTTCGACAAGGAGAGTGTTGCCCAGGAGTCTGGAGATTCCGAGGTGCTGGTGATGTCTCAGAAAGCCGTGAATGAAGCATTGGCAAAGAAGTTAGACAAGGAATGCGTTGTTCAAGATTTTGGCAATTCAGAAAATTTAGCGATGTCCCAAAAGGCTGTTACAGATTGGATAAACAAAGGTTATCAATTTAGAGGTATGGCATATCCTGAAACAAATCCTGGTGTTCCAGATGTGCCTATGTTTTATTTGGCTTATTATGCAGGAAGTTATACTGGTTTTGGGATAGAACTTCTTAACGAAATTCCAGAGGGCGGAAACACATCAACAAGACTTGCTTCTTACCTTGCACTATTTATCAATAATGGTGAAGGAAAAACATGGAGAGCCTATGACTTGTCTAAAAATTATTTTACAGTTATAAAAAACTTGCAAAATGAAGTAAAAAGATTAAACACAGTACAAGATGCTGCTTTTAATCTGATACCGACCCAGGGAATCATACCAAATATTGATACAAAGAATTGGACATTAAATTTCGGTAAAGATGCTGTTATAATTACTAATAATAATAGATATGTTCTTAAAGATGTAATTGTGTCATTAAAATTAGACTATGTTACTACTTCATCAACGGCTTTAGTACTGTGCTTCAATACCGAATTACAAGAATTTGAGTGGGTAAGTTGGAATAATTACGTAAAATTCAAAAACAAACCAGTCGCTGGCACATTCAGAATGAGTAAAAGTGATGATTTTTTAATTCCAACCATTAATGATACAACATCTTTCAACCTTAATTTTGAATATACTATTGACGGAGTTAGCAGAAATACTGTTACTCATGATAAATTACAAGATAAAATAGTTACAAATAATAAGGCTGTTTTATCTATGAAAAAATTGATATTAAATCAAGATTTTTATGAGGAGAATATTTATCAAGATGATACAAGATATATAATAGCTTTTCCTGTGTCGGGAGAATCATCAATCCATATAGATGTAGATGATGAGTTTAAGAAACAAGGATATGATTTTGCTGTGGGAGCAGGAAAATATATACAAAACAATGAAATTTTAGACTCAGGATGGCTAATCAATAAAACTAAAAGTTATACACTTGATGTTAGTGAAGAAATAGTACCATCATTTTTATATCACGTTAAAGTCTTATTTAAACATCAAAATAAGGTATTGACCGAAGATGATTTTAATTTCATCAAAGAGCATACTACAATATATGGAGGACGTATAAGTGGTATAGATGACACTATATACTTTGGAATGCTTAAACAAATTCGCTGTAATACTGGTGTTAAATTTATGGCACATAGGGGTGTTCACCTTTATAATATTCCAGAAAATTC